TGAAAGTCTTTGAACCAAGCGGCTATTGCACTTCCATACAAACCTTCTAAATCTTTTCTTGCAATACCAATAGCATAATCTTTGGCGATAGCTAGTTGTGCTCTTACTCTCTTTTGGGTATCACTGTTATCAGCAATTTTAGAACCCAATGTGTTTTCAAGCCATTGCCAATTTACATCTCCAGTTTTAAAATCTATAAAATTAATAAAGTTGGTCATCTCAGGTAATTCAGGGACAAACCAACGTCTACTAGCTTCTGTATGAATACATACAATATAATCGTCTTTACTAATATGATCCTGGTCCATTAAATTTTTAAAATGATGTTGCATTACATCTAAGCTACTACCCGGTATACCAATCATAGTACATTTATCACAACCTAATTTTCTGCTGAGTTGGAAATACCACATGTCTTCTTTATTTGGTTCATGCCGTTCCATTTCTTCAACTTCTTTTGTTGTCAGCTTTCTTGGGTCTTCGGCTACTGTATAACTAGCAAAGCTATCACCAAATATCCATAATTTTTTGCTCATATCTGATTTACCTTATTAATAATGCTACTAAGTCTTATTTGCAACAGAAATCTGTGGAGAATGCGTAGACTGACAAAACTTAATTTGACAGTAATTTATACCGAGAACAAGTCGCCTTGTTCCGTATAACCTTTAACAGTCTCTATAGTCATTATACCTTGACACCAATTATATGCGGCATCTTTAACATAGTGAAATGACTTATCGTAGTAAGGAATAGTGCCAACAATTTTGTCATGTTCGTAAAAACTACACTGTAAAAATTCGTCGTCTACAAGATTGATTACACTCAATCTGCTTAGTTCTTTATTCTCAGTTTTGTTATACCAACTTGGTCCAAAATCGTCTGCCATTAAATTCCTCCTATAGATCAGCTAAAGTGTTTTTCGATCATTTCTAAACGATCGTTTGCCGCCGCCATTTTATCAAGCTCTGCAATAATAGCTTCAGTAACATCACTGTGTTCACCAATACCTGCGGGCATTGTTCTATAGACTTCAATGTTTGCTTTGTGTACTGCCATTTCGCCTTCAGCTTGCTTTCTAGCGGCTTCAATTAATACGTCTCCAACTTTCATCTTTTTTCCTATCGATTGGCTACCATTCTAGTAGCTATGGTTATTTATGGTGCCGGCACCAAGATTCGAACTCGGGACCTGATGATTACAAATCAACTGCTCTACCAACTGAGCTATACCGGCGATTTGGAGCGGGTAAGGAGAATCGAACTCCTGTCTTCAGATTGGAAATCTGTAATAATACCATTATACGATACCCGCTTCTTGGTGGGCCCTGTTGGATTCGAACCAACGATCAATCCGTTATGAGCGGATGGCTTTAACCAGACTAAGCTAAAGGCCCAACTATTGGCGGACGGACAGGGATTCGAACCCTGGGTACGTTTGACCGTACGACGATTTAGCAAACCGCTCCTTTCGACCACTCAGGCACCCGTCCAATTTGGCCCACACTACAGGATTCGAACCTGTGACCTACTGCTTAGAAGGCAGTTGCTCTATCCAGCTGAGCTAAGTGTGGATAACTTTTATTCAATTCCTTTGTTTGTTTTCCAAACACGATATTTGGCTTCTGACCATACCAATGTTCCTACTATTATAATAGCAAATGGTATTCCAAAAGTCAATATCCCATATAGTTCTGCTTCAACTTTTCCAACACCATTTTGTGCATAGATCCATTGAAATCCATTTATCATACCAAATATGACAGCAATTATTACTACCCATTTGACTAAAATTTTTGTTGCTTCTACAACGGTTTGCATTGTTTCACTCATAATATCATTCCTTCTGTTGAGCGGGGCATCATTGCCCGGGTAAAAATTCCTCCCAAAAATACTCTCCCGTTTTTTATTTTGGCTTCTAGATCTTGGCATGCAACTGTTTTAATCTAGTAACTTAGCCTACCCTTATCTGCCCCACGGGCGCCGGTGTAGGTACCAAGTAATTATTTTTGAACGTATGGCGTATTCCAACTGCCAACTTCCATACTAATATAGTAAGCAGTGTCAAAGTAATCTGTCATCGAATCACTGTTATCGTACCAACCTTTTTTAGCCCAATAACCTTCTCCTTTGATAGGAGCAGTTTTGATGATCTCATGTACTTTATCAAAAAACCCTTTGTGTTCACCATACATATGTGTATGATACTGATTGACTGGCGTATGTCCATCTTCTGGATTTCGCATAATACCTGAGAAGTCTGTTGGACCAGCTTTTACAGTAACAGTTACACTTGAGAAGTCCCGCTTACGAACACCAAATTTAAACTTTGGAAATGTAGCTTTAAGTTCTTCTCGGATTGCTTTTACGTCTTCTGCTTTAATAAATGCCATGTCGTCAACTCCTTGTTTTCTTAACTTACTCTTATATACTAACACCAAGAGCTCATACTGTCAACCTTTTTGACGTCTTTTTTTAAAGTTTTTCCAATCTTTTTTGGTGTCTACCACCTTCAAATTCTGTAGTGAGAAAGGTATCTACTATGTTTGTTATCCATGCATGGTCGGTAACTCTAGCACCCAAGCACAATACATTTGCATCGTTATGTTGTCTTGTAAGCATTGCTGTTTGAGTATCTTTGCATAATCCAGCTCTAATTTTTGGATTTCTATTTGCAGTCATACTCATACCTATGCCTGTACCGCAAACAAGGATACCAAAGTCTGCACCGCCATCTGCTACAAGTTCACATACACCTTTAGCATAGTCAGGATAATCGCAACTCTCTTCGCTATCACAACCCCAATCTCTAACATTGTGTCCTTGTTCTATCAACCATTCACTGATTGCTTCTTTTACTTTGTAACCTCCGTGGTCACTTGCTATTGTTACTATCATATTGGACCTAACCTATTCAATTTATCATCATTTCCGATACCGCCTTCAAACCATGTATTAAAACTTAAAACGCATCTTGTTCCATCGATAGGCTTTTTCCCATCAACAGAATGCATAAGTTGTGAAGGGAACAGTACCAAACGTCCTTGCTTACTTGCAACTTTCTTCCAATGAAAATTCCATGGGGCTGTTGCTATCATCTCTTGATCCATTTCCCATATAACACTAGGAGACATATTAATGTTTTTCCTGTGAAATGTTAAGTTAGCACTTTCTTCTTCAGCCGCTACATAATAAGCACCACTGATAATACTGTTAGGATGTGAATGTGGGAATACTTCCTGTCTTGAATCATTGTGTTTTAAACACCAGCTTTGTGTAAATTTTAATTTTTGATGAGTCGATAGTGCATACTTTGAATAATTATCTAATTGTTGTTGTATCCAATTTCTTAAATTAGGTACATGATTATCTAATACATATGTGTCTTCTGACTGTTCAAACTGTCCATGAGAAGCTTCTGTAACCTTATATTCTAGATCCATAAGTGTTGAGTGGTCTTCAAAATTATCGTTATCTACAATACCTATTGCAGTAGGAAAAATTAGTTCAATATTTAAATTATAATCACTATTACTATCCATTACAAACTTACATCCTCTAATCCAGCCGCTCTCAGCTTTACAATGTTGTTTATCTGAAATTGCTTTGCATCGATGGCTTTTATCAATCCCATAAACTTATTTCGAATCAATGCCACTTCATTAATAATATGTTGTTGGTCAATTACTTCTTGTTCACCTTCAGCATATTTGTCAGCATCTCTACTTGATAATGCTTTATTATATCCTTCAAGATATTTTTTGTAATGCCCTGTTTTTATCTTACGCATTTCAATATTGAGATACTCAAGTATAGCTTCTAGTTCTTGCAATTGATTAAAACGATACTCAACTATACCCGGCATATCACGTGAATGTTTTTCCACATTGCCTTTGAGTCCGCAATCTAATCTTGCTTCATCTAGTTGTTGTTCGAAATGTTGAATTGCAGGAACTATGTTAGCTATATCCTGTCTTACTTTACTATACCAGGTCATTTACCAATCATCATTTATATCAGAATCCTCGTCGATGTCGTCATATGCATCTTCATAATAAACATCTCTAAGCACTCTGTCAAGAGTTGAGTCATTCCCAAACCATTCATCGCATACTTCGCCTAGCTCACAGATATTCTCATCAATGACTGCTAGAAACTTTTCACATGCCAATTCTTTGTCTTTGGGGTTGATATAGGGTTTTATGGATAGCCACATATCAACATATGTAGCTACCTCATCATCACTCATTTTCATGTATAGGTTCTTCCTCAAGTGTTTCGTCTAAGACTGGTTCCTGGATATTTACCTCCGGAAGGTCTTTTTGCCCCCATTCGGTCATAATCAAATCCAAACATCCGTCTGTATTTGATTCCCATGCTTTACGAAACTGTGTGAGAACTTCACCTGTTGTTGGACTAGTATATTCCAAACGGTTACCAGTTTTCTTCAGAAGTTCGAGTTTTTCACATAAGTCGACAAATCCACTGTAGGGATTCATGCCAGTTTCATAAGGAATCTTAATCTGTACACTTTCAAAAGGTTTAGCAAAACGTGTTTTCATTACTTTACACGCCGCCCTAATACCACGAACATCAGTAACTTTGTTACCATCTTCGTCTTCTTTGAGTTTTAATTTACGCATAGCAACAACGATACTTGATGCATAGATAAAGCCTTGTCCACCACTAATTTTATCATCAGGGTCAAACATATCTTGCGAAGCATATGTGTGGTTAGTTGCTACTAATCCTACATTGTAGTCACCAAACATGTTTACACAGTTTCTTACAAGTGCAGTAAGTGCCTTAGGTTTACGACCTAAATCACCTTTCATATCACCTTTAGTGAACTGGTCCACATCTGTTGGAGTAAGCATCATACCTAAACTATCAATCACAAACAATACTTTCGGACGGTCTTCTTCTTCTTTGTCCGCATATGTTGCTTTATAGTCTTTCATAAACTCACTAATAACTTTAGCAACTTCATCAATCATTGCTACGTTTAGTTTTAACAATTTATCTTCACTAGTGTCAACATCAAGTGCTTTGAGCCATTGTTCATCTAGTGCGTTTTCACTGTCAATTAGTACACAAAAAATATCTTGTTTTTGTGCTTCTCTGATTAGGTTACCGCTACAGATAAAACTTTTACCTGCACCTGATTCGCCTGCAAACACTGTTACTTTACCCAGCGGAATACCTTTGTTAAAGTCTCCACTTAGCAATTTGTTTAGTGTATAATTACCTGTTGAGATCCATGTATCAGGGTCTCTAAATCCGCTACTGAGTCCAGGTACACTCTTAGTAATACTTTTGCGGAATTTACTTACATCAAAAGGTTTTGCCATCTATTTCTCCATAAAGCCACAGTAGGCGACTTAACGCCGCCTACTTAATAATGTTATTATTAGTTGCTACGGTTTCTAATTGCCGCAAGTATGTCTTGGGCATTAGGTTTTGCACCGCCTTCTGCAGGAGCTGTTGCCGCTACTGCCGCCGCTACTTGTTCCTGTTTTTCAGGTGGAGTAACTGGAGCAGGTGCCGCTTCTGCTACTGGAGCAGGTGCTGGCTGAGGAGCAGGACTTGGAGCCGCTGTCTCTGCCGGAGCCGAACCTTTTGGAGCACTATTGGTAGTATCAATCTGTACTCCAGCAGGGCGATAATAGTTGCCCCAAAGTTCTGGATCATACATTTGACCATCTACACTGGCTTCAAACATTTTTCCAATTACACCAAGTTCTTCTTCGCTTGGTTGCTTTGGAAGATAATCATTGAGATTAAATAAGCCATGCGATTCAATAGCCGCTCGCTCATTACTATCTAAGCTACGTTCTCTTCGTGCCCAGCTAGATGTTGAATAATCAGCATACTGACCTTTAGTTGTCTTAGTAAGACGGAAGTCAGTTCCTTGCTCAATATCTGTAGGAAGTTCAGTAAAGTCACTATCCATCAAAGCACCTTTAATAATATTAAAAATACTTGGGTTAATAATAAACCTACGAATTGGATTATCAGGTGTAGTATCTTCTTGCAAACTGCTTTCTACTACATAGCCTTGGAAAACGTATGAACGCTTTTTCCAATACTTACGACCCATGTCTTCTAATGCTGGATCTTTAAACCAAGGACGTACCTCAGCTAGTACAGGACATGATCCTGTCGGTCCCCACATTTCGTTACACGGAACGTTTACTGTAACTGGTCGACTGTTTGAGTCTCCTTTTACACCAGAGAATCCTAAACGAATCATCTGACGTTCACGCCAAAAGTAAGTGTTACTCGCATCACCATCTGGTAAGAAGCGTAGTACAGTTGTTGAATTTTCTGGGATATTCCAAAAAGGGAAGATAGCGTTATCGCCACCTGTTTGCGAACCACGTCCGCCGCTTGATTCTTGCTCTTGCAATTTTGCACGAATTTCTGCCAATGTTGCCATAGTTTTTCTCCTAAATGTTGCCTATGTGTTTTGCCTAAGTATGCCTCATGACTACTTATATAGTCATTAGTATATGTTATCTAAAGTTGGATGTCAACTAAAAAGTTTATTAAAATCGTAATTATTAAAATTACTTTCGAATGTTTCCTCCCAATCTTCACTAACACCTGTGTCTTCAGTTGCTGTAGCTGTGAGCTTTTTGAATAAGGAGTTAATTGCTTGTACTCCTGACATCATAATGGCTTTGTCTTTGACACGTTCCATTTCATCGCTCATTCTAGTCAACAACTGACTTAACTGATCCTCACCTTTCTTTGCATAGTCAATGGAGTTACCTAAGTATTCCATAACTACTGCAATCTGATTTTCCTTAGGCATGTTTCCAAAACTTCTCAAGTTCATTGGATTCTCAGGATCAGATTTTACATTGATACCCTTGCGTAATGATACTGTATCCATTTTGGCTATAGTATCTACAAGACTATCCATGGTCTCTTTTGCAAAGTCATCAGCTTCTTTGATTGCTTTCATCTCTTTAACTAATGCATTTACATACGGTAACGCTTCATCTAAACTTTCATCAAATGTGCGTACTGTAAACTGATTACGAAGTTTGTTTCTGTCTGTTTCATTAATTTTAACTTCTTTTGATTCAAACTTCTCTTTTGATTCATGATAGCATTTACAACCCTTTAGTTTGTTAATGCCTTCTCTTAAACTGCTAATTCTATTACTTACTGCTTCTACAATATCAGTTGTGTCTTCGTTTACCAAGCCATTACGAAAACTATACTTTTTGAACTCTTTTAGTTTTTTAAGTTCTATGCACTGCTCACTGATATGTCTACCAAAATCATCATATGGTGTACCGCCTTCTTTAACATGACGTAGCATAGCTCTGCCACCTGCTAAGTTATTGGTTTCCATTTTGTAACGTTCACCGTTTGCACTTTCAATATAGATAGCACTGATATTTCTGCTTCTACTGCCACGTGATTCTTCGTTAACTGGTTTGTTATGTTTGATAATTAATTTGGCATTCTCTAACTGCTGGTAACTGCTCTTGCTACTGCCATATGCAGGACTAATGCCTTCTGATACATCTTGTTTCATATCTCTCGCCTTTTGTGCTTGGTAATCTTGGTCTTTAGGTGTAATTGCTTTTGTAAAACTTTTTAACGTATATTCGATAACATTACGGTTTGCTAAATTTTTTAGCAATGCAAGTGTATCTTTGAATTCATTTACATCAGTATTTTGATTAACACTTACACGGATTTCTCTTTTTGAATCTGTTTCGTCTAAGTTAACCATACTGCCTAGTTCAGGTATGTAAAAACGTCTAGCGGCATTTGGATCAACAGTATTCTCACCTTCATCGGTGAAAATCTTAATGCTATATCCGTTACCTTTTAATATTTTAAAAATATCGTTTGCTATAGTTTCGCCACTAATCATACTAAAGTCCTTTAATGTATTTATGTTAAAAACGTAAATGGCATAGGTTCAACTGACTCTTCGTCTGAGAAACTATCCCTTAGTTCGTCATATGCATTTTCATCATATTGTGCTACCTGTTGTGCTATGCGTACTACTAATACACATGCCATTACCAGATCATCAGTTTCACCTTCTTTGGCACTAAAACTGCTACCCCTAGCAATAAATGTTTTGATCTCTCTTAACAATGCACTGCTGGCAATTTCCATTCTATCTGTTTCTACCCATGTTTTAAGTTTACTACATGCCGCCAACTTGCTTTTGTTTGTAGTAGTAAATCCTTTTCTAAATCCTCTATTAGCACTGCGAGGTTGACTTACAAAAGTTCCTGGAATATTATCTTCGCCCATTTCTTGTATAACTATCAGAGCCGCTTCTCCTAGTGTATTATTCTCAACACTCCAATATATTTCACTGTCTGGTGCATTCTCGTCAACTTCTTGTAGCATTTGCCTAAGTATTCTTATTTGTTCTGTAATACTAGTTTTGTTGTGCATCCATTCTGCTACCTGTTTCATACCCGGCAATTCGTATATTTGTATTGCGGCATTGTCACCGCCTGTGCCTAAACTTGGATCTAAACCAGCAACATATGTTTTACCTTTTACAATGTTTTTGTACCAACGTACTTGCCCTGTACGTTTGTATATATCTCTGCTTTCCATTGTAGCAAGTTTTAAACTGCTGATTAATGTTTCGTCATATGCAATAAATTCATTTAGATGTTCTCTGCGAAAACGTTCTTCTCCAATTTTACCTTTTTCTTCATCTGCCCAAGGCTGGTCTCTGTCAGGGTGTTGCTTCCAATCTGCACTATAACTTTTAAAACCGTTTTTACCTACTTCTTTTTCATTTCCAAACTCGTCTGTTGTGTTACATGCGGCACGCCAAATTTGTGCAAATTGATCATCATCCTGATTTGGTGTACTTGTAATAATACACTTACCACCTGTACTAAGTGTTGGCGACAAACTGGTCCAGAACTCGCGAGCAATGCTAGGTCTCACAAATGCAAACTCGTCCAAGTATGCTAGTGAAATACTCAAACCACGTCCTGTGTTTTCTGTTGTAGCTTGTGCAATAATTCGGCTAC